TCATCAACCTTTAGAGCTCAAAATTCTCAAGCTTTTATCGACGATATAAAAGGAGATAAAAGTAATGTGTATATTGGGGTGGGCAAATCGAGCGCATGGGCTGCTGCTCTTAATACTACAACCGATACAGATGCTCCATCGCCTGAAGATACTTTAGACGCAATTAACGAAGCTCGACAACAATTAATCGGTGCAAAATTAGTAACAGATGCTGATGTATCACATGTTGTACCACGGTATGATTGGGTTGCAGGAGCAACTTTTGTTCCTTGGGATTCAACTGATCCTGCAATTTATGATAAAGCCTTTTATTGTCTAACTCCTGATTTTAAAGTTTATAAATGTATTATTGCTGGAGGTAGTACAGTATCAGATGTTCCAACTCATGTTAGTGCAGATATTGTTAAAACTGGTGATGATTATTATTGGAAATATATGTATACAATTATTGCTTCAGATTCAGAAAAGTTTTTAACAAACTCTTATATGCCAGTAAAAACTCTTACAGAAAAAACAGAATCTGCTGGTACAAGTAGTGGTGCGGTTATTACATTAGCTCAAGAAAATCCATTTATTCAAGTTGGTCAAATTGTTACAGGTACTGGTGTTACAAGTTCTCAAACAGTTCTTTCTGTATCAGGAAAGATAGTTACATTAAGTGCGGCCGTTGATTCAAATCAGAGTTCATCTACTACATTTACATTTGGTAACTTTGGAGCTCAAGATCCTTTATTTGCTCAACAACAATCACAAATAGCTTCAAGAGCTTTAAGTACAGCACAAGGAATTGAAAGAATTAAAATTACAGACGGAGGTGCTGGATATTCAGCTAGTAATGCAAATGCTATTGCAATTGCTTTACAAGGAGATGGTTCTGGATTTGTTATCAATGGAGGTACAAATGGAGGTACAAGTATTTTATCTTCATTTATTAGCTCAGGCGAATTAACAGATATTATTATAAGCGGAAGCGGTGCTTCTTCAGGTTCAGATTCTCCTGGTAAAAACTTTAGTGTTGCATCAGTACAGATTACTGGAGGAGGAGCGTCATCAAATGCAACTGGTGCACCAATCATAGCACCTCGAGGTCGACCAGGTTTTAGTACAACAGATAACCTTCAAGGTGGCCATGGTTGTGACCCAGTATTTGAATTAGGTGGTTTTTATGTAGCTCTTAATGTTCAAATTAGTGGTACTGATGATACTGCAATTGCTAATACTCAAGATTTTAGACAAATAATGTTATTAAAAAATCCTACAGTTGCTCAAGAAATTGCTTCAACTCCGGCTAGTGCGTTAAATGCATTAAAATATTTTACAACTGGTGCGGCCGGTGGTGATACTGAATATACTGCTTTAGCTACATTAGCCACACGAGTTCAGAGTGCAGATTATGTTATGAGCCAGGCTGGAGGGTTTAACGCCTTTGTTGTAAATGTTGATACGACTAATCGCAAAATATATTATTTCCAAAACGATTTAACTGGATATTTTAGTCCTTCTGTGACAGCTGCTACTACATTTGCAACTGGAGGAATAACAGAAGCGGACTTAAACTTACCCGCTCAAGATTTAACTGCCGTAACTGGAGATAATGGTTCGGCCAAGTTTGATGCAGGATCAGGTGAAGTATTATTCTTAGAAAATCGTGATCCAATACAAAGAAGTACTTCTCAAATTGAAGACATTAAATTAATTATAGAATTTTAATCGAGAGAAAATAAAATATGGCAATTACAACTTTAAATACTAATCCTAATAGTGGATATACGTTAGACGATTTTGATGAAACTAAAAATTATCATCGAGTATTGTTTAAACCTGGCGTTGCTGTTCAAGCTCGTGAGCTTACGCAGATGCAAACTGCTATTCAAAAACAAATTGATTATCATGGTCAATATAGTTTTAATGATGGGTCGCGTGTAGTTGGTGGTAAAATTTCTCTTAGTACTGAATATGATTATATAAAATTAGAAGATGCATTTACAACTGGAAGTACAGCATTTGTTTTCTCATCTTATATGGCTGACTATAAAGGTAGTATCATTGTAGGTGCAACAAGTGGTGTAAAAGCAAGAGTGCTTCAGGTAATTAATGCTGCAGGTACTGATGTAAATGACTCAACTAAAACTGGTATCTTAGCTTCTGCAGGATCAGCTGATCCAATTACTGCTTATGTTCAATATGTTAGTGGTGATGGATCTACTGACCGTAAAACATTCCTTGCTGGTGAAGTTATAAAACTCATGGACAGCGATGGTACAACTGAGCTTACTGCAAAGAAAGGTTTAATTTGTGGTTTTGGTAATGGGGATGGAGCACAAGCTGGTGTTACTGAAGGCGTAGCGACAGCTGCTCAATTTGTTGGAACGACGTTTGTGAATGATACTACTAATGATTCAGCAGTTGCTGCATCTGGTGCAGTGGGTCAAGCTTCAGTTATTAATATTGAAGAAGGCGCATATTTTATAAAAGGTACTTTTGTATATGTAAAAGATGACTCATTAATATTGGATAAGTATACAAACACTCCTTCATATTTTGTTGGTTTACAAGTAACTGAAACTGTTACAACCTCTGTAGTTGATTCGACATTGAATGATAACGCTGCAGGTACTACAAACTTATCTGCTCCTGGTGCCGATCGATATAAGATTGATACTAAATTAATTAAAACATCAAAAGACACTACTCCTAACTCAGAATTTTCTGATTATGTATTACTCGTAACTGTTGAAAATGGTATTATTGCATCTGATAAATCTGATAAGAATAATACAACTGAACTTACAAAAAGATTAGCTCGAAGAACATTTGAAGAGTCTGGTAACTATTCAACTTCGGCATTTAAATATGATGTAAGAGAATATTTAAATGATGAAGGTGGTAATAATGGTTTTAAAACTCCTGCAGCAATTATATCTGATGGAGATGCTGGTGATACAGCCGCAGCAACTACATTTGGTGATAACCGATTAGCAATTGGAGTTGCTCCTACCACAGTATATGTTGATGGATTTAGAATAGAAAATACTAGAACAAAATATGTAACTGTCGAAAAGCCTCGTACTGATACTATAACTAAAGATGATTTTCAAATGGAACTTAATTATGGAGACTTCTTTTTAGTTAGAGCTACTGGTATGCAGGGTATGCCTGACGTTAATAATTATACAATCGCTACAATGCAAAATGCAGCAAATGATAGTAAAGCAATCGCTCACTTTGCTACTATAACTGGTGCAGCTGGAGCTGTTAATCGTGGTCAACAAACTATTACATTAGAACATAAAGGCGGCACAGGTAGTGCTGCTTTTCAAAAGACTGCAGCTGATGGAACACAAACTGATATAGCTCATGGCGCGACAGGTGTCAATAGAAGTGGTACTTTTGATTCTGGTGGAACATCCAAAGGTCTTAAGTTTAAACTTATTGTCGATGAAGCTGGCGCAATATCTGTTGAAATACTCGAAGGCGGCCAATTTTATAATGTTGATAATACTTTTACAATTGACATATCAGAGGTATTAGCAGGTACTTCTTCTGGCACAAATTTAGTTTTAGGTGGTGCAACTTTAGGATTAGGTACTTGTCGTTTTAGATCTTTAGAAAGACATCCTGATAGTAGTGATAATGCTGTATTTAGATTACATGTTTTTGATACAAAAATTACTTCATCATCATTAAATTTGGTTGGTCGTTTTGACCAAGCACATGAAGATTCAACTAATGGTGGTCTAGTGGTTAATGGTGCAGCTGCTAATAATAACATTGCTGCAGAATCTGGTAAAGCACCATTTGTAGCTGTGACAGCAACTACTTCTGATGCTGGTATTGCAAAAAATCAAGCCGGTAAGTTATATACAAATAATCGTAATACTACAACTGCAAATATATTTCAATTACCATTTAAGAGTATAAAATCTCTTGGAGCAGAAAGCGCTGGTGGTGCACAAGTACCAAGAGTAAGGTTTAAGAAAAAGTTTAGATATACTAAGGGTGATGCTGCTGACACTAGTGTAAATATTGCTTTAAGTGATGGCGAAACACTTTTTGGTTCAACTTCATTTGTAACCGAACATGATGACGATGCATTGGCAAGATTAACTACAACTACAGGTACAACTACTGCAGCTGTTGGATCTTTGGCTGATACTGATGAGACTGATGGTAACGTAATTCTTACATTTGAAAAAAGTTCTACCGAGTCTGGTCATAGTAATAAGTCATTAAGAACAAGAGCTATTGCATATTCAGATACAGATCTTGCACCATTTAATGCATATAATTTTGATGGTCATTCACCTATTAAGTTAAATAAAGCTGATATACAAAAAGTATATTATATGTATGATGCTAGTAAAAGAGTTACAGCAACAGGTGAAAGTGCTGCAGGTGCTGTAGGTGGTACCACTTTAACATTAAACGGTGAAGCTACTGCAGGTACTATTATCCCAGGTATGAATATTGTATCTAAAGCTTCTGATGAAGCTGCATCGGTACCAGTTGGATTTGGTAAAGTTGTAAGTGTCACTGCAGCTGGTACTAATCCCACAGTAATTACTGTTGATAGACCTTTTGCCGTAGATCCAGATACTGTAACTAATAAAGAATTTTATTTATTTAACAATTTATTAAATTCATTTGATGTTGACAATGGGCAAAGAGCTCATTTTTATGATGAAGGTCAATTAATTCCAGAAGGAGTACAAAACGCAATTGCTTATTCAAGCGGTGCAACTGGTGTTCGAGTTAAATTTAAATATTATACTCATAGCGCTGGTGATTATTTTACTATTGACTCAATTAGTGATGCAACTGAAAAATCTAAATTTGATGGTAGGTTTGGAAATTATAGATTAAGAGATTGTATAGACTTTAGACCAGTTAAATCATGTTCTGGTGATATAACTCTTGGTAAAGAATTTTCAACTGGTACGGGTTTTGTTAAAGGTCAACAGCCTGCAGAAGGTAGTGCACTATTTACAGATGCAATTGCATTCCTTCCAAGGATTGATAAAGTAGTAGTTGATAAAGAAGGTAACTTTTCGGTATTAAAAGGACAAACCGGAGAACAAATATTTCCACCTGAAGATAATGTGAACGCATTAACACTTTTTACTGTTTATATGCGTGGGTTTATGTTTGGTACAAATGATTATAAAGTAGAAACTCATAAGTATAAGCGATATCAAATGAAAGATATTGCATCAATTGATGACCGTGTTAGACGATTAGAATATTATACATCTTTAAACTTTTTAGAAAAAGCTGCAGCCGATGAAATTATGACCGACTC